GCCCATAGACAGCAATCCCTTACTGGTGTTGCCAACCGCTGCCGGCAAGACCATCGTATTTTCCCACCTTATTAAAGAGCTGAACGGGAACGACCGGAGGTTCATGATCTTGGCACACCGCCAAGAGCTGGTTTCACAAGCCAAAGACAAGCTGTTAAAGGTTTGGCCAGAGGCGCCCGTCGGTATTCTCGCAGCCTCACTCAAGAGTTATGACACTGAGGCGCCGGTATTGATAGCATCCAGGGACACATTGGCGTCATCTAAGCGTTTGGATGCAGTTCCGGGAGTAGACTACATCATTGTAGATGAAGCGCACCATATCGCGCCTATAAAGACCACACGCTACCGCAAAGTGCTGGATGCAATGCGCGAGAAAAAGCCGTGCCGGATCGTTGGCGTCACCGCTACGCCCTACCGCATGGGTCAAGGTTATATTTATGGCGACAAGCTGGATCATTTTTTCAAGGACATCGCCTACCAGATTTCAATACCGCAACTGGTGCAGGATGGCTATCTATCTCGGCTGTCGGCATTCGCGGTAAAGAGCCAAGCGGTAATCGACACCAAGGACGTGCGTCTCAAGTTCAAAGGCGGCGATTACCGTGAGGGCGACTTGGAAAAAGTTGTCCTAAGTGAGCCGTTGATCATGGAAATTTTCAACGACTGGATGGACAAAGCCTATTTAAAGGGAAGAACCGCAACCGTATTCTTCTGCGTGTCGGTGCTCCATGCCGAGAAGATGTGTTTGTTTCTACAGGAACAGGGCATCAGGGCCGAGGTAGTTACCGGCGACACCCCGACCAAGGATCGTGAACGTATATTAAAAGAGTTTGATAGTGGCGCTGTCCATGCCCTGTGCAATGTGGGAGTGTTGACCGAGGGATGGGATGCGCCGCGCACCGATTGCCTGGCGCTGTTGCGACCCACGCAAAGTCTGGGGCTCTATGTCCAGATGTGTGGACGTGGCATGCGCCCCTATCCTGACAAGGAAAACTGCCTGATGCTGGACTATGGAGAGAACATGGTCCGTCATGGCTGTCTTGATGAAGCGGTGCCACAGGACGAGCGCGTGGATGCGAAGATCAAAGTCTGTGAGCTCTGCTTTGGCGTCAGCCCCAAGTCATTCAAGGAGTGCCGTGAGTGCGGTGAGCCTTTCCCGGAACCACAATCGTTTTATTTTCAGCCGGGAAAAAACGCGCCCAGCCTGGCAAAACAGGGGACTGCCGGCGCTGGGTTCGTGCTTTCTGATGAGAAACAGGGCCAGAACAAAGAAAAAATATCCAATGTGCGCCGTATTTCAGCTCACCCCACCACCTCCAAGAACGGCAACTTCTATTGCAAGGTGATCTTTGAGTGTGAAAACCTGTTTGAAAGCTATCAGTTGCCACTGATGTTTGAGCATCCGAAAGTGAATCGGTTCGCTAAAAGCCGATGGAAACAAATTACCCTCGACCTGTTTGCACCAAGCACCGTCAAGCAAGCAGTCGAGTTGATCAACACCCATGGTGCCTTTGACCATATTGATGGCATCATGACCCAAAAAGAAGGCAAGTATGACAACATCAAGGTGATGTATTCAGGAGAAAGGAGGATTAAGTTATGACTTTAGTAGATGAGTTTGATGAATTAGAAGTGTATGGACAACGAAGGCGCCAACATCTTGGCATGAGTGTAATCGGCGGTGATCCGCGCAAGCTGTGGCTTGAGTTCCGTTGGTCGTTTCCGCTGTTTGAGAACGGTCGCATCCTACGCCTGTTCGATCTGGGCAACCGCATTGAAGATCAGGTAGTGGATCGCATGAAGAAAATGGAAGGCCTCAAGGTTTCTGCCAAGGACAAGGACGGCAATCAATACCGCTGTTCTTTTCTCGGTGGCCATTTGGGTGGCTCCGTGGATGGCGTAGTCAAGGACGTTGACCCTGAGAACCCGGAGGAGGTCATGATCCTGGAGGTGAAGTCAGCGAACAACAACCGCTTCAGGGATCTACAACAGGGGGAAAGCTATGAGGAGTGGTCCAAGGATTACTCGGCACAGATCCAGTGTTACATGGCCGCCTTTGATCTAAAGCGTGCCCTGATCATTGTCTACAACAAGAACGACTCCGACCTTTATATCGAGATTGTGGAGGCGCGAGATGGCATCCTGGACGAAATGACAGAGAAAGCGAAACTCATTATCCAGGCTGATTCGCCCCCGCCATCGCCCTATTCCTCAACCGATTACCGCATCCGCAAGTTCATGACTCCGAAACAGCAGGCCATTTACGGACTGGAACAACTGCCGGATGATGTCAACTGCCGCAACTGTGCTCACAGTGAGCCTGTGTTTGACGGTGATGGTGCCTGGCGTTGCAACAATTTCAGCAAACCCATTGATGAAGCCACCCAACGCAAGGGCTGTGAACAGCACATCTGGCTGTCGTCGTTGGTGAACCTGCCAGTCAATGGTCTTAGTGGTGGGGCTACCACCTATGCCAAAGGCAAAGCGTTGATTACCAATGCACCCAAAGATCAGGCAGGGAAAAATACCTACACCAGTAAAGAGATGCGTGAGCTGTCCAAGGTCAACTACGATCCGGAGGTCATCAAGAAACTGATGCGTTTCCGGGAAGAGTTCGGAGTCAACACACGCCTGGAAGAATTGACCAGAGATGAATGACGATCCAGTCAACCACCCGGCACACTATACCCAGGGACGCATAGAAGCGCTCGATGCCATTGGTGCTGCGCTCGATCCGAAAGAGTTTGTCGGCTATCTAAGAGGCCAAGTCATCAAGTATATGTGGCGGGCACCACACAAAGGAAAGGCCAGTGAGGACTACCGCAAAGCCAGGTTCTATCTGGACATGCTGATTTCCAGGGAAGAGGCGGTTGATCTCACCAAAAAAATATAGTCCGAAATTCTAGTTTGTTGTTGCGCGACAACTCCGAAAGCCTTTAGCCAAAGGCTTTTTCTTTAGACTCATTCTAAAAAAATACCCCAAATCGATCCAAACAAGGATCGTTTTTCTCAATTTTGTAAATTCTTAAGTTCCGTTTTCTCTTTGTAAATCAAGGACTTAAGACGCCATGATATAATATAGGGGTGCTCTTTAACAACTAGATTGAAATTCAATCCCTTTGGGAGAAGGGCATTTATATTAACTAATCATAAAGGATAAATATTATGAAAAATAAAAATGAAAATTACCCGCCTGTATATGAGGCCTATGGATATAACGACATGAAGTCTTTTATAGAAGCCATTAAAGAACATGTTATAGCTTCTAACATGGAGCAGTCGTTAATAAAGAAAGCCCCTAAAAAAACAAAAGGCTAAACCAAGAAACCCACAGCAAGAAATTGGTGTGGGTTTTTTTATGACACCACAAAGAACCGGGGGTTCTTCACAATCTGAATCTTGACCCCTGGGTACAGGGATTCCACCAGCTTTTTCTTCAGCTTGAACACTGCTGTTTCCACGCCCTTGACATCTTCCACCACAGTGTCCCCGTTCTTCAGCTGATAGCGGAAGTCGGCGATGTAGGTGCAGATCTTCTTGCCGTTGACCTCACATGGATACTTCGGTTGCAGTTCCAGATGCGAGAGTTCCCTGGCGCTTTCCATGAGTTTAAGCTGTTTGTATCTGGCGGCTTCGAGCTTGCTGTCAAATTTGTGGCCGTCGTATTGAACCTTGATGGCCCCGTATTTGTTTTTGCGTCGGCGCAATTAACGGATGCCCAATAGTTTTTCGAGCTCTTTCTGACGTAGGAGAACTGCCGCCGATCCTCGTGGGTCTATTGCAGCTTTCTGTTGTGCGCTTAATCTTTTGGTTCTCATAGGAAAGCCTCTTGGATCAAGAGAGAAACCCTCTGGCAAAAAGGCTGGAGTAGGTCCAGTAAAACTTGCTTTTGGTAGTGTTGGTTTTATTTGTTGCGCCCAAGATTGTCTGAGCTCTGCCTCTGGAAAGTAAGGAACTCCAGCTGCCGGATCTTTGTCCAATGCTGCTTTGATTTGATACTCGGTTGGAAAATAAGGGATAAACAATCTTTGCATGACGGCTTTTGGGTTGGCAACTTTCTTGCTTTTGAGTATTTTAAAAATTTTAGAGTCGGTAAGGCCAAGAGTTTTCGCATCTTCAATCGCCATTGAAAGATCCCTTATCGCACTGAATCTTATTTCGTTGGTTCCAAGCAATGCCTTTACATGTTCTTCAGGGTCTAAAATGTTTGGGTCCTGTGCGGCCCTCCCATAAATGGTGGCCGCGTATCTTATGTCTTGATTCGCTTCCGTTGCCCTGAACCCAAGCGTTCTTTCTATGGTTGGATGGATAGTTTTGAGGCCCGTAAAAGACTCTGCAAGCTGTTTGTATATGTCAGCCCTTCCTCCTTTGCTCGTTACCGGCTTATCGGAAAGCCCCAAGCTAACCAAGGTTGCTCTGGGCAAGTCTTTTAATATTGGCTCAGTGCCCCTAAATTTCCAAGGAACAACAGGAGGAGCAGCTACGTTGACTATATGAAGAAGCATTTTTTGAACCGTTGTGTTCCAATCATCTGCCTTGTTCCATACCTCATCCCTTCTACCTCTTGTGTAGGTAGTATTGCTGGCGATGTCTCTAATGGCTTCACCAGCAATTGATGTTCCAAAGAAAGGCTCAAGCCATTCTCGAAGCGCCCCCGGCTCATCTCTTGAGCCAAACAAAAGTGCTTGCCTAAAAATTTCATGGAGCTTGTCTCCTCTTTTTTCTCCGTTAGCAACAGCATTGAAAATTGCCCTGAACGGAGTCCGCAGATACTCATACGGATTGGTGTAAGAATAATTATAGAACTCAACAATGTTCCCATTCTTGTCAGTTCTAATCGGCACAAGGTCTGCGTTCTTTTCCCATGGGTTGGCAAAACTTCTTTTGAAAGCGAGGATTTGCTCATCATCTGCGCCGGTCATGTATTTGCCAAACTCAACTGTTGCTTTTGGAATGCCATACATGACGGCCATATTGCCCATCAGCCGACGCATCCCAATCTCAGCCAACTCAGGAAGTCCGCTGGCAATTTCATCAATGGCACGGGAAGCGGAGTTTGTAGAGGTTCTCACTATTTCTGCCGGGAAAGCGATAAAATTTCCAAACGGCGTTCTTCTTAATGCTTTAATAAAGTTACCTACTTTCGCATAGTTGGGAACTGTATCCCTGACGATGCCGGCGCCGATGTCAGCAACGATTTCATTTTGGAGTGTTCTGCCTCCTTTCATTTTTCCCAAAGGCGACCATCCCTCAAGAATTAATTTCTCCCTCCGTGCCTGAGACAACTTGTCCCAAGTTATTTCTGCTCCCTTTTTATTCTTTAAAGGGTTTCTTTTGTACGCAACTCTTGCGGCTTTTTCCAACAGGTCTTTGTTTTTTAAAGTCATCTTTGTAAAGTCTGACCTTGATATAGATGGCAGTCTGCCAGGGCTTTTTCCTTGGGAGATGGCCTCATAGTAAACATCTTCTGCGTTCCTGAACGCTCTGTTTAATCTTCCTTGTTCCATTTCCCAGCTGACTATTTTCCAAACATCATCAGACCCTTGGTACAGCCTGGTAAAAAAGTTATTCTCTCTCGTGTTCATTTTGTTTAAAATATTTTCTCCAGAAATCCATTTGCCTCCCATTATTTCCTTGGCTTCATCAAACAAAACATCTGTATCTCTTTGTTGCCCGGTATTTATAATTCCATACTCTTCCCCTCTCCTGTAGTATCTTGCGCGTTCGCCCCTATTTTTTCTGGCCACAGCATCGAGAACAATTAATACAGAGTCTTGCAGAGTTTGGCCAGCCACAAGATTTCCATTCATAATTGGAAAAAGGGAAGCGCTGGTTAGGTTTCTAACCTGTGTAATCGGGCTGTAAATAGTCTTGAATTGTTGCACCAATCCTTTTGAATATAAAAAAGCACCCCAGGCTTGTGACATACCACTTCCCGCTTTCCATCCCCACGCATCACTTGCTCCAGTTACTGCATCTCTTATTTCTTTTGTGGCTATTTTTCCATTCAAGGCACCAAATTTTAATTCGTTCTCCGGCAACCCATCGCCAATCCTGTAAGGTATTCCGGTTTCTGGGTTTATAAAGGCCTTCAGCCTTTCTTTTGGGATGTCATCAAGGCTGTCATAAAGAAACTTGTTTTCGCTTCCTATTCCACGAAGCGGAATCCTCTTGTCAATCCTTGCAACTTCATCTAGGTAGCGCATGCCAGATGTCATCCTGGTTAAGTTGTCAACCGTGATCCTGGTTTTCAACAGCAGATCCGGGAGGTTGTCTCCTGTTACCTCTCCCAAATATTTCCGTAACTCCGGAAGATTGCCTAGAGATTTGTCCTTTAACAGACCCCTCCTTAATCCTTGCGTTGCATATTCCGGAATCATAAAAGCATTGTCTGTTCTTGCTCCCTGTTTAAATAGTTGTTGCAACACTTGTTCTGCATCTTTTCGGTTGGTTGCAACCTTGTTTCTAATCAGTTCATTCACCACATTGTCTAGTTGTTTTGGGTCGGGGAAAAACCGTTCCCCTTTAATAAATGCTTTGTACGCAGTATATCCATAGCTTTGTTTGTTGGCATCCACTGCCTCAAGCCATCCTTTCTTCAGAAATTCTGGAAACTTCTCTAGCTCTCCACTAAGAGAATCTATTTGTTTACGAGCGTTTTTAACATTGAGAAACAAATTATGCTTGGGCGCCTCAACCTTGGTTCCATCTTCCAAATAACCTAAAGTTGTTTTCCCAGCTTTTTCTAACCCCTTGTCGTATTTTTTTATTCTCTGAAAGGCTTCGTTTCTTAATTTTTTGTTTGGGTCAAACAAGGCTGTTCTTAAATCTGCTTCTATTCTTTTATATGTATTGTCGGTAATGCCTCCTTTCTTGTTGTACCAGATCATTGCCTTTTCTATGTTGCGTAGATTTATGTTCACTTCATTCATTTGACGACCGGTATCAGCGGTTTGTCTTGCCTTGGCTTCGGCCACCTCTGCTGGTCTGTATCCCCTGAACTGGAGGTTAGAACGAAGTTTATTGATGGCTTTGCTTTTCGGATCAGTTTTAAACTGAGCCTCGTTTAGATATTTGGAAAAACTTTCTCTGTTTTGTTTCAACCAATCAGCCGCTGTCATCACAGACTTCTGTCTTGATAGAACCGATGCAGTCCCAGCAAACGTTGGTTTGATGCCGTGTTTCCATATTTGTGGTACCCCCAACATAATTCCAGCGCCCTCTGTGGCTACCCCAATTCTTTTTAACAGCCTGTCTCTAAGAGAAATTTTATTGTCCAACGATCGAATGACATCTTCGTCAGACTCTGAATCATTAAACAGTTTTCTGTCCAGGTAATCGGCTACCCCAAGATCTGGAGTTTCTTGACCCGCAACCACAAAGTCAGCCAAAGCTATCGGGGCTACCGTGTGTTTAAAATAGCTTAATTTTTTTGGATCGGGAAGTTTCCCGAACAACATTTCACCTCTGGGAGATGGTCTCATGGTAAAGCCTTTTCCCTTTACTGTGCTTTCTTTAATTTTTTTTCTTAGTTCTTTTTTTAAAAGATTTTTTCTGACAGCTTTGGTAGCAAGATGGGCGGGCACCCCAAACTGTGTTAGAAACTCTGTTGTCTGACCAATTTTGCTGATGGGTCTGGGGGTTTTATATTTTTGAAAAAATTTATCGACGTCATCAGTCAAGTCGGTTTTCATAACCGCGTCTAACCCCATTGCAACAAGCTCTGTAATTCCATGCGCAATATTTTCAGAACCACGCCGGACTCCCTGAAGCGACTCTCCTAGGGCTGAGTAGTCACCCTTCTGTTTTTTAACAAAACGAGTAGCCGCTTTTCTTGCAATGACAGGATCGTCGGTGTCTTTAACGGTTACTTCAATACCATCGATATTAACTTTGACAGGCATTTAATCAATCAGCCCCACCAGTCCTGATGGCTTTCTGTACATCGTATTCATCCGTCATTCCCTGTGCCGCATTTATACTAATTTTAGGTTGCGTTATTGGGCCGCCTTCTCCTGCGTAGCCACCCAAAAGACTAGAGGTTCTGGGATCAGGAAGAACGCCATACCCTTGCTCTATCAAGTCTAAAAGCTCATTAACGTTTCGTGTTAAAAGTTCGTTTTCTACAGCGATCATTTGTTGTTGCTCTTCCATGGTACGAGCTCTTCCTAAGTCTGGAAACATGTCCTCCATAATACTTCTAACCAATATCGTTCTATCGTATCCAGAAGCAGGGGGCAGTCCAGTTTCTTCAGCTTTCCACAATTGAGCAGGACTAAACTCGCCACCCATCATTTCAGACAGCGCTTCCAGTCTCCTGACATCTGCATCTTCCTCTCCTATATCCATTCTTTCTTCTGCCAAGATCCTTCCCAAATCTCCTATGGTGGTTTGCCTACGTCCTGGTGCATGCATCATATCACTGAGGCGCCCAGTGGTTTTGATAATGTCTTTCCATATTTCATCCTTTTCCGCTTTGCTTTTAGCTTTCTCGTGTCTAGCTTTTTGTGCCTCCAACACCGAAATCAAAGCAGTCACATCTTTTTTATCCTTTGGCGGAACTGTTGTCGCTTCATCGTCCTCCCCCAATATATTGTAACCGATGCTTCCAACAACGGCTGCTGGTAAAATCGTTCCCTTGTGTTTCTTTATCAGCTCCCATGCTCTGGATCCTATGGACGGTCCACCAGCACCACCTGTACCAGCACCACCTGTACCAGCACCACTTGTGCCTGCTGCGCCAGCACCACCTGGTCCTGTTAATAAAGGCGTTGTTGGGCTTGACTGTCCGTCACTCACAGGTGCTTTTCGTCGTCGCTTTCTTTTGTTAGCTTTATCCGCTGCATCTCTAAGTTTTTTTTCTAAGATTTGTTTCCATGTTCCAAGCCGACCTTTTCCTCCTGCTTTTATCACTCCTCTTCCTTTACCGCCAATCAATTCAAGCGCAGTTCCGCCCATAAGCAATGCTTCTATTCCTCCTGGACTAACTCCCATGCCTGCCAATTTTTCTCTTGCCGGATCCTCAATAGTTTCCATCAATGAAGGACCATACACCTCCATCAGTTGCGTCATCATTCTGCCGCCTTCAGCAACCTGTCGAGCCTCTCCAGAGTTAATCATCTGATCAGCCAGCAAATAATTTTGAATTGCTACATCACCCGCTTCTAAAATAAAATCAGGAATATTTAAATCTGGACCACCACCATCCTGCATCTGTATGGGAACCAAGCCACTGACAATGCCGCCCTCGTTGTATTTTTTGGGCTTTTGAATATAACCTCCGTCAGCCTCTTTTTTAAATGGGTTCCACCCGAATGCATCACTAAGGGTTTTTATAATGCTGGCTATTCCGCCGCCGGTTTCAATTACGCTACCCAATCCGGTAGGCTCCTGCCATGTATCTGGTGTAGCTAGTTTAGTTTCATAGCCGCCGATCAATTTTCCAGGCTCCATTCCTTGAAGCAGTGCTTGTCCTCTCATGATTCTTTCCCAAGGCTCTTGCGATTTTCTAAGCGCTGCCTGATACATCCTTGACAATTCTTGTTGGTAAATGTCTCTTCCTTGTCCGCCATATTGGTTCATCATGTTCAGCCAGTTCATCATTTCGCCTTGTCTCTGGCCGCCCATTCCCAAAACCTGTCCAGCAATGCCACCCAACCCACCGGCAGCGCCACTGAGCATAGACATACGTCTGGCATAATCATTCATCGCCGCTTCCTGTGCTCTCTGGAATCCTTGTCCCCTGATGCCAGCAAGGGCGCCTAATATGCCACGTTCGCTTTCTGCCTGTCTTTCTCCTGCCAGCAGTCTACCGCGTGATCCGCCAAAAGCCCCACTGCTTATGTCTTGTGCGCGTCCTGCGATGTCTTCCTGGGCTGATACGCGTCGCATTCGTTCCAATGTGTCTTGAACCACATCGGTTTCATAAGGGTTGTAATAGGGAGAGGTCATGGTGTAAGGATTGAAAGCCCCTGTTGAACCTCGATAGCCGCCAGTTGCCTCACCCATCAATTGTGTTGCCGTGTCGTATCCTGGTTGGTAAGGACCGGCGCCCATGGCTCCTTGGCGTGCCATCATTTCTAATGGCGTAAGACCAGCGGTACCTTCAATTGGAATAGGCTGTGGCTCGTCTATGAGTCCACTATATTGTCCGGGTGCACCGAATACACTGGCACCTAAACGGCGCTGATAGTCCTCGTACCACGGCTGCATAAACTGGTAGCCAGCCTGTGGTGCTACTACCGGTTTAGGATACAGTACCTGCGTGTCTGATAAATCAAGTGACATGTCAACCGCCTCTCATTTTCTTTGCCATCTGTTGGCCAAGTGCTTGTTGCAGATACATCTGCCTTGCGCCTGCCAATCGTTGCTGTTCAGGGTCCATCATCGTTTGTTGTGGTGCGCCCTGGTTCATTAATGCCATCAAGCCAATGCCTCTGTTCGCCTCGGCATTGGTTACAAATTCTCCATCGGACAACATCGCCGGGATGTCATCACTGGTTTCGGTGCCAGGTCCCTCGGTCAAGCCGTTGCGACGCACAAAAGCACCATCTGCTACATATTCTACACCAGGAACATTATCGTATCCTAGGTTTTGTATCAAAGATCCCTGTGGTGGTCCTGTCGTAAGTGAGAATGGACCGCCTTGGGCTACGTTATATTCTTTGGTTGGTTCCGAGGCAAATGGATAGTAAATTGGTGCTCTGCTGGTGTCACCTCCCAAAAAGGTTGGCAAACCAACACCTCCGCCTGGCATACCAGCAAAGCCAGCTGCCCCTGGATCGGCGAACTCTCCGTCGTCCATCAATCCTGTAATTCCTCCAGTTGAATCTCCGGCAAGTTGGGAAAGGGTAGTGCCACCAACCCCAAGCAAACTTAAGATACCGAGAATTTGCTGCCAGTTCATGCCTTTCAGCTTATCTAAGAAGGTTTCTTCGTCATCTTCTTCGGTTTCTACTTCGTCATTTTCTTCGGTTTCTACTTCGTCATCTTCTTCGGTTTCTACTTTACTTCCACCGCCTACTTGTTGACCGGTTGCTATGTCTATCCATATTCCATTCACTGGATCCCAATATACGGTCTTACGATCTTCATCAACTCCATCACCATCAACTCCATCACCATCAACTCCATCACCATCAACTCCATCACCATCAACTACTTCTTTACCGGTTGCTCTGTCTATCCATATTCCATTCACTGGATCCCAATAAGGATCGTCATCCCCACCATCTCCAGTGTCATCTACTCCATTAACCTCACCATTTGTTGTACCCGTTGTACCCGTTGTACCCGTTGTACCTGTTGTACCCGTTGTACCCGTTGTACCCGTTGTACCCGTTGTACCCGTTGTACCTGTTGTACCCGTTGTACCCGTTGTACCTGTTGTACCTGTTGTACCCGTTGTACCTGTTGTACCTGTTGTACCTGTTGTACCTGTTGTGCCGGATCCCTGTCCACCATACGGCCACCCAGGAGGCCAAAAACCGTAGTAAGGATCGTAAAAATCGTAGTCTTCCCCACCATCTCCAGTATTTGTCACATCACCTGTAACCTCCAAATCATCTGGAATTTGGTTTGCATTAGCATCAACAGAAGAAGTTCCAGAACTTGCTGTAAGCACACCGCTTGCTATCAAGTCTTCCATGGTGGGAATGTTTTCAGTGTTTATTAAAGGATCAGCTCCTGCTGTATAAGCGGCAATACCTGTAGGGAAATCGCCCTGGAACCCGCTTAAATAATCAGTGCCCGTTGCGCCAGACTGAGCATACCCCATATAGTTTAACCAATCTTGCCACGCAAGATCCTCTTCAGAGGGACCGCCCCCCATGCCAGTTACATTAAAAACTGAGGCCCAAGGAAAAGCGCCGCCGTAAATATTTTCAGTCATTAGCCACCTCCCCATGTGGCAACTGGGGATTCATCCCAAGAGCCTGTTTGTTTGTAGTGGGCATAAATATCACTCCAATTAGCGGGTCGTCCTTTAGGATCTGCGTCAAAATATTGAACATCTTGTCCCATCGCACTTCTTTCAGCTATAGTGCCATATCCCACTCCTCTAGTCCCAAAGTTTTTGGCAGCCATCATGTCTCTGTAGCTCTCTCCGGTTCCATACATTTGCATGAAGGTATCGGCATAATATTTGGCTTGCTCTGGCGGATAGCCTTGATCCAAGTAGGATTGTTCATTTCCGAACATGTCATATAAGTCAGCTCTCTTGTTTATTTTGTTTTGTTCTTTTCTTTGCATGCGTTGGCTTTGGCCATAAGTGCTGCCTGCTCCTCTGGCTTTTCCGGGGCCGCCTACATTATACATTGCATCGTAAACCGGCATCATCATCATTGCAGAGGCTCCTGTCATTCCTGCTCGCATGTCTTGTCCCGGAAGGGTTTTGAAAGTTTGACCAGTATCTGGATCATATCCTGGAATTGCGTAACCCTCAGTAGCTTTTTGAAATTCATCTGTTGACATATTCTCGATTTTGTTCATCATTAGTTCAATTTCATCTCGTTCTGTTGGAGATGCATTGGCCCAAGCATTATTAAGCTCACTTAGAAGACGATCCCTTGATCCCACTCCTTCCCACTTATTGGCACCCCATTGACCCACGTTTTTAAAAAGATTCCATATGCCCCCTGTGGCTGCACCAAGCCCTATATCTGCCCAAGGCATATCCTTAATAGTTTGTCCAAATTCGCTCATAGCGCTTGGATATGGTGTATAAGGTTGAGTATTAAAAATGGGGTGTAATTGTGGATCTCCTTGATAATATGGTGAAAAAGGATTTGCTTGAGCAGCAGCAACTGCAGCAGCATCCCCTTTCTCGAATGGATTAATCAGTGGGGCCGATGCACCACCGCCTCTAGCACCACCGCCTCCAGCTAGATTGACAATGCCTCCTTCAGCCATCTTATTCCTGGATCTAAGTGGACCCCTCATGGCGCTTATCCATGCCTTTTTTTCCATGTAATCTGGGGGTGCCCGAAATTCCCATTGCCTAGTTTCTTTGTTATATCTTTTGTTGCGGGCTTTCCAAGGACTATACTCTTCCGAAAAGTTTCCAAACTGTTTCTCAAGATTGCCACTAAATTCCCCGTGTGGCGCTGTTCTTATTCGCCAACCTAACCTCAGAGGATCCAAAGTGACCCATTGTTCTTCTTGAACTTCAGGAGGCAGCGCATAACCTGTTTCGTCAATTGGAACTTCAGCAGCTGTAGCTCCCCTCTCAGGCAAAAGACTCTCAAATCCCCTCTCAGGCAAAAGACCCTCAAACAAGGAGCTCTCTCCAAA